AACAGGCGTGGTCTTTAGAGCGGTCATCATTTTAGATGTACTCTTGCCAATCAAGTCAAGCGTGTTGGCTGTATCAGCGGCAACCCATGCTTTGTTGTAGGCCAAGGGGTCAAGGTAATCCTCAAAATCCCGCGTTTGATATGTCTTGTCTGAAACATACACGTTTACAGTAGCAGCGTTGCTACCGTTGTTCAGTACGTTCAAGTTGAATGTCGAAGTCCTAGAAGCTGGAACGGTATAGACTACTTCCGTATCCCGTGCGTTTACGACCTTCTTGCCTAATAATCCATTTGCCATTTCTATTTCTCTCTACGATTGGGATAGGAAAAAGACTTTGGACGGAGACATCTGGTAAGCGTTTAACGCTGACTGAATGCTCGTCTGTAGTCCGTTTAGAGCCGCTTGCTCTGTCGATGATGCCGCTTGAACGGCTGAAACTTGGGTACTACCCTCAGTCTGAACCTCACTAACTTCGTTAGCACCAGCCGTTTCAACGGCTGTAATCTGTACCGTACCTTCGGCACTAACGGCTGACAGGTTCGCGTCACCGTTAAAGATTTGAATCATACGGGCGAGATAAACCAGATCAGCGTTTGGTGTGGCTGTGTCCAGCGCGTTCAAACGTGCGCTTAACTCAGTCGCAAGTGCCTGTTGGTCTGGTACACTAATATTCGGCATTAGAGGGTACTCCCATCAAATAGATCACCGTGTAGCTGGGCCAGTATGATGCCCTGTTGAATAACGGTAGGTGTTGTTTGGAACGCTTGGTTCGCATAAGTCTGAGCATTATCACGGGCCAATGCAGCCGCATCACGCGCCGCCTCTGCCGCCGCTTGCGCAGTCTCCGCATCCAACTCAGATGCAAGAGCCGCGTTCTTACTGTCTTCCGCATCTTGCCGCTTAATCTCCATGTCGGCCAAAGCCGTAGACTTGAAGTTGGCAAGGTCAGTAAAGAGTTGCGTGAAAGACGCTATCTCTTGGTAGTCAGCGTCAGTGCCAATGCGAAGCTCAAGGATTTGAGAAGCTGGGGTTTCACCATCGGCTGGCGTGTTGGTGTAACGAAAGTCAAACGTGTCAATGTCGCCAGTCGCATCATCAAACAGCTTGCCCATAAGTTGAGCAAGGGTAAGGCCACCCTTTTCCGCATCCTCAAGATAAGTATCAAGAAGGTGTGTCCCCGTGTTAGCGGAGCGAAAATTTAGCTGTTCTGAGGGGACGCGGGTACGTGCCATTAACTACCTTCCTCATTCGCCAAAGTCCGTAACTGCGCTATGCGAGTTGAGGACAGTGACAACAGTTCTTCCATGTTGTTTAAACGACCAATCAAGTTGCCAGAATTGAGATTGGCTGTCTCTCTCAAGCTCAATAATGCACCGCGAAGGGAGTCCATGTCGTCCCTAATCGGCCTCAACTCTTCGTTTATCCTTGCGTTGATATATTCTCGCGTTACCGCATCAACCTGTGACGCCCAATTGCGGCTGTGTACGGGGTTGGTCATCGCTCGTTTCCTTTCATGGGAACCAAGTTGCCCTTCTTAATTTCACGCTCAATGTCCTCGGCTGGCTGGACAGACGCGCCTCGCGCCTTTTCCATAAGCATCATTTCCTGAGAAGGGGTCGGACCCTTGGCTTGTTGCTCTTTGCTGATCTTGAATTGATCCAAGTCAGCAATACCCATTGAACGAATGGCCTCTTCAACAACCTTGCCGCCGTTGTACTCCATCGCCATGCCAGTATCGTTCAAGACCTTGAGCATGTTGATCCATGTCTCGGCGTTTCTGGTCGGCTCTAGCGGGAGGGTGCCATCAACTACGAGGTAATCAATCTCACCTTGTATGTCGGCAATGTTGAAGTCCAAGTAACCATCTTGCACCATGTTAGCTATGGGTGCCGCCGTGTCGTCGGAACCCAAACGAATGGAACCCTCAGAAGCAAAGAAGTCTTGGACGTTGGAAGTCATCATACGAACCATCGGGCGTACCGCAGTGGCAGATATTACGCGGGATAAAACACCCAACCGCTGGCTACCAAGCTGCGTAAGACGCTGGATTTCTGTCGCCGTGCGAACACCACCCTCGGCTGTCGGCATACCCTGTTGAGCATCAGACGCCGCACTAAGACGCTGTTTCAACTGTGACATTTGGTTGATGTCATTCCAGTGACCGCGCGTAACGTCTGGTACTTGCGCAACAAATACACCCTCACCAGGCTTGGCACCTGGCATTGTACGGACAAGGCCGTGAGGGTTGCGATCTATAAGGTCGCCAATCGCAATCTGTGTGGGGTCCACAAAGATCAGGTTAGAAAGGGCGGCTTGCACGTTGTCGATACGGGAGCGCAAGAGCCATGTCGCAATGTCATGCAAAGGGAGGAGCAAGTCATAGAGCGATTGGGAGTAGGTCTTGTGTGCATCGTGGTACAAGCCGCCTATGGTGACAGGGAATTGCCGACCATATGGGTTTAACTGAGCGCGAATGATTACACTCTCGTCTAAAACTGTGCAGACCATCCACAAATGGTCGATCTGAGGAAGGTTTACCTCGTAACCCGCAAGGCGAACCCACATTTCGTCCACAACTCGGCTGTCACCAAGCGTGAAATAAGAGCCGCCATTCTCGCGCCTGTTACGCTCGGCTGGGTCTATTGATAGTCCTCGTCCCGCTTCCTTGTGCCAACGGTGTCCTTCCCAACCACCCGCAGGGGGGGTGATACGGTTGCGGAGCGCGGGGTACTGACTAAGCTTGGGGTACATGCCTGTCTGTAAAAGGGCGTCATAGGACGAGTAGTCGCTAAAGATGATGTATTGCATCCGCTCCCAATCGCCCCACTGGACTCTCGGATCATGGAATACGCGCCTCGGATCAAAGTTTGTAATCTGGTTGGTTCGGTTTGTATTATCCCAAGTGATTTTGGTGGGGGCGTATCCATATCGGATACAATCAAGAAGGTGCTGCGCAATTCGGGCCTCCCCTGCGGTTCGACGCATCTGCTGGTGGATCAAACGCTCAATAATCGCAGAAGACTTGCGGGACTTTCGGTTCAAACCCTCCAACTGAAACATCGGATTGCGGCCCGTAAGAGCCGCCATCAAGTATGTGAGTACCGTATCTGCAATAGCACGGGTGTCAGCAATGACAGCCTTCTCTCTAAACGAGGTGGCGTCAGGACGAACATAAACATCATGCGCCCGATCCGCTTCATTCCAGTGGTCGTAGCGGCGAGATATGCGGTCATAAGACATTTGCATCGCAGACTTTATATAGTCTACCAGCTTTTGCTCTTGGTCGTCCGTAAGGTCAGACGATATGTCCTCATAGGCCAGAAGCTTCGTCGCATGTTCTGACAGATCGACAACGATCCCGTCATTGAGCGGTGTGTACTCTGATCTGTAGTGGTTCGTTATCAATGCCATGATTTGTTTTTACCTTTTATCTGCACCCCAAGTCGTCCCCATTATTCGCCCCAATTTCTCCATGAGGTGCCTTGGTTTAAGTCCGACTTTTGGCTGAACAAGCTGTCTTCTTTGTTGAGGTTCCCAAATGTTGGGGGCCGATAATACTCGCCCGTCTGGGGAGTACGGGCCAACACGTCGAGGCCAATGGATAAAGCGTCTATCTGGTCATCGTGAGTGCCAGCGGGAAACGTCTGGCATTCATCGTGAAACGCATCCAACCAATGCGCGTTGTCTGGAAGCAAAACGCGACCACCCTCAATGAGAGGTAAAACCGCAGATAGGCGCGTGACCTTATCTGTAGAAATTTTGTAAGGGATTACCGATACACCGCTCTCGCGCTTCAATTCTTGCAGCAATGACTGACCGCTTGCCTTGTCCTCAATGTAAATGCCGCGCAAACCTCGGCCACGCCACTGATTGTTGAGCATGATCATCTTGCGCTTCAAGTCGGGGAACTCGTAACGCTCACGGTGAACGTCAACAATGTAAATGTCGCCCGATTTGTCTAAACCCATCGTCATCATTACAGAATAATCGGACGTAGACTTGGCTTTGAACGCAGTATCAGCCGCAATTATGAGGGATGTGAACTGTTCTGGCCGCATATCAGCGGGATATGTGCGCCACCATTGCGATCTTATTAGGTTGCCGCCCTGAATGAAGGGCGATTGCTGGTATAATGAGGCAAATTCGCGTGGGTTTAGGCGTTCTCTGCGCTCTAAATCCTCTAATGAAAAGCGTTCGGGCCATAAAGCGTTGCGCTCGGTGACAGGTAAGTAGCGTTTCTTGGCTGATATTTGCCGCGCTTCCTCGTTACTAATGTAGTTCGGGTCAGTAGGAGCAAGCTGGCGGCGGTCCTTACCCTCTTTCCCACGCACAACCTTCTCTGTAATGGCCTGGAAGTTGATGTGTGACCACATTCCTTCCTTCCAATCGTCAGTCTGCATAAGCCGACCCGCAATATCGTCGGGGTGCCAGCGGGTGAGGATGATGATCTGGGCTGGGGGCTGACCGTCTATGTCGGGCTGTAAGCGAGTGGACAAGCCAGACACATAGAAGTCCCACACCTTGTTGCGCTGGGTGGCACTCTCGGCTTCCTCACGCGACTTTAGAGGGTCATCAAGCAATAAGATGTTAGCAGCACGGCCCGTGGTCGTACCGCCCACACCAATGAAGTACGCAGCCCCACCAACCGTAGTGCGCCACTGGTCAACCGCGCGACTGTCTTGAGACATCTCTAGGTCGGGGTACGCTTGGCGAGTTAAGGGGTCATTCACAAGGTCGCGCACTTGGCGTCCGAAATCGGTTGCGAGTTGGGAGTTGTACGAGGTGGACATGATGTAGCGAGAAGGCTTACGGGCCATGAAATAGGCGGGGGAATACACGCTGCCCAACGTGGACTTGCCATGACGAGGCGGCATTGTGATCAGAAGGTTTCGTGGACCCTCGCCACTCTCCAATCGGTCCAAGGCCGTGATCAATGTCTTGTGGAAATCAGGTAGCTTCCACTCTGGATTGTGAAGCTGGACAAAGCCCTTGAAGCTTTCTTCCGCTTTCTTGAGTTTGAGAAGGTGTTTAGCTGCGTCCTGTGCCGTTATCATCGTCGTCCCCCCCGCTTACAATCTCTGCGTCCAAGATGTCATTCATGCCCATCGCTATGTCCTCAAGCTGGCTACGGGATAACTTCTCTGGTGCCTCCGATTGTAGGTGTTCATGCTGGACGAATTGGGCGGTTAGGTCGGGCATTACCTTGTTGAGCAATGCGGCGAAGACACGGGCCTGTGTCGGGTTCCAACCGTCCTCATGTCGGCCCATCACAACTTCGTGGGCCTCGGTAAGTTGCTCGGACACCTTCATCATAATGTCTGCGCGTAGTCTGCCGACTTGGGCAGGGGTTAGTTTCTTCTCAGGCGGTAAAGATTTTCTCGGTAAGCGTCCCATAATGGTTTCCTGACGTTTTCAAATTTGCTCAGATTTCTCAGGGGGTCGAGTAACTGTAATTGCAAAATTCCACTTCGCGGGGTGCCACTATCCCCCCCCTTTTCGATAGATTTGGTTGTCTTTTTACACACTTTTTGACACACCCATCCGCTAAGTCCTTGATTTTATTGATGCAGCAAGCCCTCTATTATAGGTTTTTCCCCTCGTTTTTGGCCCTCGAAGACGTTTTCAGAACTGCTCCCAGCCCTTGAAAACATAGGTTTTTTGAGTGCCACGGTCAAACCTTATCCGAAAATCAAAATCGGATCGTCCCCTATACGCGCGACCAACCCTGAAAGGGTTGAGGATAGATTTGGGGTGTCAATAGGACAACGAACCTTAACCTTGGAGTTTATATCATGTTTACAATCAACCTTACCCAGAACGTCATCAATGAAATCTTTTCGCTGCACTTCGATCCCGACCCCGAACTGTCAAACGAAACCATTGCCACCATCGACGCAATCGACAGCCAGCATGGTTTTTCATGGTCCCCGATCAGTGAAACTGATGGCCTCGTAACTTTTGAAATCATCTAATCAGAAAGGAAAGATCATGGAACTAGCAGAATATTATTTGCCCTCTCATTGGGTAGTTGCCCTGATCAATGGCGATGAAAGCGTCTTTGAATGCGACGAAAGCGAATATGATCAATACAACAAGTTTTGCGCAGAAATGGACAAAGAACACCATAGTTGGTGGGCTGTAGACTGCGACGAAGAAAGCCAGTTTATGAAGTGGCACGATGTCCAGCACCTTGGTGTTTTGGCTGGCGATTGCCACAAGGTTTTAATTCAAATTCCTACACAGGAATAAACGCCTCGCGCGACCAACATCGAAGATGTTGAGGATAAATATCAATCACAATCTCAAACTTATGGAGGCCAAACATGGCACAGTCAAACATTCTTAACGAAATCGCAAACAAAGTAATCAAGCTAATGGAAAGCGAGGGGATCAACTGGTCCAAGCCTTGGAAGACGACGACGAAAAATAACGGTCAACCGATCTCAATCTACAAACAAGATTACAAAGGGATCAACCGTTGGCACCTTGGAATGACAATGGCGGTGATGGGATACAATTCACCAGTCTTTGCAACATTCAACAAATGGAAAGAGGTGGGCGCAAAAATCAAGAAAGGTGAGAAAAGCCACGAAGTTATTTTCTTCAAAAAGATAAAGATCACAGAGAAAAACGAGCAAGGCGACCAAGAGGAAAAGATGATCCCATTGCTCAAAACCTTCCGAGTATTCAACGCTGATCAAGTCGAAGGATGGGAAGGGAATTGGCTCACCGACGATGCAAAGCAACCGACCCAGAATTGGGATGATGTCGAGCTTGCCGATCTGATTATCAACAGCAGCGGAGCAAAGATCGAACATCGCAATCAAGATCAAGCTTTCTATATGCCATCAACTGACAAGATCGTAATGCCAGAGCGGTCACAATTCAAAGATGACAGCGGATACTATGGAACGATGTTCCATGAGCTAGTCCACTGGACAGGTCACACCTCAAGGCTTGACCGCAAGTTTGGCACACGTTTCGGCAACGATAACTATGCAAAGGAAGAACTTGTCGCAGAGCTTGGCGCAGCGATGTTGAGCGGCATTGCAAAGGTTGATGCCGAGCCAAGGGCTGACCATGCAAAGTATCTGAATGGTTGGATCAAAGGGCTAAAGGAACAGCCCAAGATGATCATGGCAGCGGCGTCGAATGCTGAGAAAGCCGCCGAGCTAATCATCAAACAATCGTCGGCCACAAACGACCTTATCAAAACCTTAATCGCAGCGGAGTAAATCAAAATGATCACAGGAAAAGACATCAAGGAAATGATTGGGATGGTGATTTTCACCCTCCTAATCTTCAACGCACCCGAACTAATTTATAAGTATGGCAACACAATGAAAGGATGTTTCTAACAC